CCAGCAGCACCATCACCTTTACCATTTGCAGGTTATAATGTACCAGGATAAAGGAGTTAGAAATGACTAAAAAGCAATTAGTAAAAATAATACAAGAAGTAGTACGAATAGAAGTACAAAAAGAGGTCAAACAGATATTTATTAATGAGGGAATAAATAGCTTAAAGACTAAAAGAAGTACTACTCTCAAATCAACCGCACCAATCGCGAAGAAAAAGGTTCGAAAAATCGTAAAGAAGAAACCAGTTGTTAAACAATATACATCTAATGAATCTCTAAATAGTATTCTTAATGAAACTGCTAATATGGAAACGGATGAATATCCAACAATGGGTGGAGGAGCTTTTGATTCAAGTAGAGCAGCAGAACTATTAGGATATGCAGATGCTGGATTTGGTGGTGATAAAGAAACTGCAAGAAAAGTTGCAGCGGTACAAACAATGAAAGAAGCTGGAGTTAGTTCAGACCAAGTACCTGAGAGTGTAGTAGATGCCCTAACAAAAGATTATAGTGCTTTAATGAAACACGATAAGATGAAGAGTAAAAGATAATGCCTGAAAATGTCAACCTAACGAATAATCCATCTGTCCAACAGATTAATGAGGATGAAGATTCTTTCTTCGGTTGTACATTTCCATTAACTTATCAAGGTGATAATGTAGGATTTTTTCCAAGAGCAAAAACAGTCAAGGAACAAGCATTTTCAAATATAAAAAATCTTTTATTAACTATGAAAGGTGAGCGAGTTGGTCAACCAGATTTTGGTAGTAATTTACCAGCATTAATATTTGAACAAGTTGGGCCAGAATTAAGTGATAGTATTGAAGAAACTATACACGAAGCATTAGAACAATGGTTACCTTATATAAAAGCACAAAATGTTTTTGTGGTACAAGATGAAGCAAACCCAAACCAAATAGTAGTTACATTAGAATTTATTGTGACAGTTGATGACCCAGATTCACCTGAAACAATAACTTTTAATTTTAACGCAGGAGAGTAAAATGGCTAATGATGTAGATTATGGTCTAAATAAGAAAAAAGAAAAAAGAGATATTAGATATATTGGTAGAGAGTTTTCTACTATTAGAGCTAATCTATTAGAATACGCCAAATCATATTATCCTACAGCATACAATGATTTTAACGAATCATCACCAGGTATGATGTTTATTGAAATGGCAAGTTATGTTGGGGATACTTTATCATTTTATATCGACACTCAATACAGAGAAACCTTATTACACGCTGCAGAAGAAACAAAGAATATTTATAAAATTGCACAATCATTTGGATATAAACCAAAACTATCTCATCCAGCATCAGTACTTAGTGAGATAACAATTGAAGTACCAGCAGAAGATGATGGTACAAGTGTAACACCTGATTTAGATTATGCATTAATGGTAAATGCAGATAGTATATTTTCATCCAAAAGTGGAAGAACTTTTAGATTATTAGATGATGTTAATTTTAAAACATCATCATCACTTGATTCACGAGTAGAAAAAATATCACAATATGATTCAGATACACCAACACACTTTACATTAACTAAAAAATGTTTATTAGAATCTGGTACAAAAACTACTGAGAATTTTACATTCGGTGCAGGAATTAAATTTGACAAAGTTATTTTAAGTAAAGAAAAGGTAATACAAATTTTAAGTGTTGTTGATGATGATGGAAATACTTGGTACGAAGTTCCTTTCTTAGCACAAGATACAGTCTTTGCATCAACCGAAAATAATGCAACAACCACACCTGATGTATCTGCTAATGCAGCAGATGCACCTTATATGTTGAAGTTAATTAAAACTGCAAATAGATTTACAACCTACACGAGAAGTGATGGTAAATCAGAATTACGATTTGGTGCAGGAACATCAACAAATGCAGATGAAGAAATAATTCCAAATCCAGATAATGTTGGTTCATCATTAGGAACTGGTGTTAGTAAACTTGATGCATCATTTGACCCAAGTAATTTTTTAAAAACAAAAGCATTTGGACAAGCACCAAGTAATATTACATTAACTATAACTTACACATATGGTGGAGCAATAGAAGATAATATTCTTACTAATGAATTAAAAAATAATGATAGTCTTTCCACTACATTAAATGAAGAGGGATTAGATTCTGATAAAGTTGGTGAAACAAAAGATAGTATTAGTATTACAAACAAAGAACCTGCTACTGGTGGAAGTGGTGGAGAATCACCTGAAGAAATTAGACAAAATGCTTTAGCATATTTTAATTCACAAAATAGAGCAGTTACTAAAGAGGATTATATTACAAGAGTTTATTCATTACCACAAAAGTATGGTAACATTGCTAAAGTACATATTGTACAAGATGAACAATTAGAACAAAATACACAGACAATTATAAAAGATGGTAAGATTAAAAAAGAAAAAAATATAACAACAATACCCAATCCATTAGCATTGAATATGTATGTGTTGGGTTATGATAGAACTAAAAAATTAGTTGCATTAAATGATGCGGTTAAACAAAACCTTAGAGTTTATTTATCTCAATACAGAGTATTAACAGATGCAATAAATATTAAAGATGGTTACACAATTAATATTGGGTGTAGATTCTCAATCATAACTCAGAGAGGACATAACAAAAATGCAGTTTTACTTAAATGTATTGATGCGGTAAAGAATCATTTTGATATAACTAAATGGCAAATCAATCAACCAATAATTTTAAGTGATATTGCTTATGTGATATCTTTAGTTGATGGTGTAGCAAGTGTTGTTCCACCTGAAGATGATAATCCACAGAAACAAATGGTTGTTGTTGAGAATAAGTGGAGAACTGAGAGTGGATATAGTGGACATGTCTATGATTTACAATCTGCAACAAAAGATGGAATTATTTACTCATCACTTGACCCAAGTATATTTGAACTTAAATACCCGAACTTAGATATCGAGGGTAGAGTAGTAGGAGACATTTAATGTTTTATTTTGAATACCCAACAACAGACACAACAATTTATGAAGGTAGTATTACATCATCAATCAATACAGGTTTAGATGAAATATTAGAGGTTTCAAAAAATGTTAACTCTTCAGGCACTACAATTAGTGTATCAAGAGCATTATTAAAATTTGATTATAGTTATATCTCATCATCAGTACAAAGTGGAATTATTCCAAGTGATGCAAAGTATTATTTAAATCTATATGATGCTAGTTCTACAGAACTTGCGATAGAACAAACTTTAGAAACATATATGATTAGTGGAAGTTGGAATGGTGGAACTGGTACAATCGATAGAGACCCAGCATTAAGTGATGGGGCAAGTTGGAAGTATCGTGATAATGATACTGATAAAACAGAATGGGTAAGTGGTAGTACTACACAAGGTGGTACTTGGTACACTTCAAGTTTAGATAGTTCATATAATATTTCATCATCATTTAATTTAGTTTACGAAACAAGAGATATAAGAATGGATGTAACCGATTTAGTTAAGAATCATATCTATTCCAGTTCAGTATTTCCAAACAATGGATTTATTGTAAAAAGAAATAATACTGCAACCAGTCAAAGTTTACATTCTATATTTGACCCCACAACCGCAACTGGTTCTGCAGAGGGTAATTCAACACCACTTGGTAATTTGAAATTCTTTTCAAGAGAAACCCACACTATCTTTCCGCCAAAGTTAGAAGTAGAGTGGGATGATTCAACTTGGAACACAGGCAGTTTAAGTGAATTAAGTTCAACAGATTTAGAGAGGTTGACTGTTTATTTTCAAAATATGAAACCAGAATACAAAGAAAAATCAAAAGTAAAATTTAGAGTAGTGGGTAGAGAATTATATCCAACACGAGGATTTGAAACTACACCAGCAGCATTAACAATCAAAACACTACCAAGTGGTAGTAGAACTATAGAACAAGGAACTTACTATTCAATAAAAGATGCACATACAGAAGATGTGATAATACCATTTAGTACAGGTTCAATTGTTAGTTGTGATTCAAGTGGTAATTACTTTAATGTGTGGATGAATGGGTTTCAACCTGAAAGATTCTACAGATTTGAAATTAAAGTTGTTAGTGGTAGTGGAGTAGACCAAACTTCTATGATATATGATGATGATTATGAATTTAAAGTGGTGAGGTAAAATGCCATTAACTTACGAACAAGCAAAGAAAAAAGATTTTTATCGTAATATTCAAGATGCAGATGAACGAAAACATTTAAAAGCACTTGAAGAAGAAAAGAACAGAGCCGCAATAAGTGGTTCTGCACTTGATGCATTAAATCCATTACGAGATGAAAATGGTTTCTTATTATCTTACGAGGACCCAAAGAATCCAGGTGAAACTTTAACAGAAGAATATCAATATGTTCGAATTGGCGTTGAACAAAAAGCATCTATAACAGCAGATGTTATACGACACTTTGGTGATGATTTACAATTCTTAGAACTTATGCCAAAAGAGATTGAAGAAGCCACAACAACACAAGAAGAATTAAATCAACTTAAAAAAGATTTACAAGGTAAAATAGAAGAACAAGATTTATTAAATCAAGAATTAGATATAACAGGTAAAAAATTACAAAATACTATTGCAATTCAAAATGAACAAGAAATACCATTTCCGAATTTAGATGAAGAAACAGAACAACTTCAAGCAGATAGAGATGCTGCAAGAGAAAAGATTGCAAAAATATTTGGTAAAGGTAAACTTGCAAAAAAGATAGCAGATAAAGTAGCAAAAGAAATCAAAAAAACTACTGGAGAGTAATGAATGTTACAATATGGTTTAACAGATAAAGACAGAGAACAATTAGAATATCCTAAACAATTGTATAGTGGTTTTGGTAGAGATGCTAATGACTTCATACATTTCTATGTCTATGATATGGAGGATAATTTATTAGAAGATGATATCCTAAAACCAGGTGATGTTTTATTCAGAGACGATAATACTATTGATTTAGATATTGGTGGACACGTCAGAGATTTAGGTTATGAAGAAGGTCAATTTAAAGTTAAGTATCTTTTTCTTAGACGATTAGCTGGTAAAAAAGAAACCATTATGGTGAACGATGAGGGATTCATCAATATGGGAAAAATTTCTACTAAAGTTATTAATGGTAAGACAAGATATTTTAAAGGTGGAATGAAACCTACTAACCAAACATTAGAAGAAGTATTTCCAAAAGAAATGAAGTATGTGGTGAAAGAAGTATCACCATCAAAGAATGAAGTAAAAGTAGATGTCCAATTAATTAATAATGTTTCTTATCGTAAAAACTTTGCTGGTATAAATAAAGATTTTGTTTATGTACCAAAAAGAATTGGTGGTGCAAATGCAGGAACAGTCAGATGGGATAAAACTGATGGTAATGTTTTAATAATGACACCAGGTGTTGGTGAACGAGGATTTACAGATGCAATGGTTGGTGGTGAAGTTGTTGTTAAGGGTATGTATGAATACACTTTAACAGAAACTAAAATGGTAGAGACACTTGTTAGAAAAGAAACAGAAGTTTTAATTAATAGACCTACGAAAAGCATACCACCAAGACCAGATGAAAAGAAAGAGTTCTTTGATGATATTGTAAAAACTACAGTCGATAAAGAACCTGTCGGAGTAAAAGAAATATTAGAAAAGACACCAGGCCCAGACCAAGATTATGATGATTATAGAGATAGGGATGATTATGGAAGTGTTTGTTTTACTGGTGATACAAAAATTAAATTAAGTAACAATCGTACCATTCCAATTAAAATGATGAGACCTGGTATGAAAGTTAAAACCGAACAAGGTTATGCAAAAGTATTAAAGGTAGTTAAAGATAACAGACCTTACGGAGATAAATTAGTTCGTTATAAAAATCTTACCACTACAGACCATCACCCGATTAAACATCAAGGTAAATGGTATTTAGCAAATGAAGTTGGTACAGAATTTAAAGCTGAGGCATTAGATGTTTGGAATCTAATACTGGACAAACACCACACTATCATTGCTAACAATATAACATCTGCAACACTTGGTAAGTGGAATAGTATTGAACATTTCTTAGGTGTTAGAGATAGAAGAATTAATATGTTGAGGGTTGCAGAAGATTTTGAAGATACTGGTGGAGGTGGTGGTTCATATGTACCACCAGCAGACCCATCACCATCAGACTCAGTAATAGAAGAGATAATGACTGAGGTAGGAGATAATATACAAACAGATGATGAGGTTGTTGATGAAAGAGGATATGCAAAAGGATTAGAACCTACTAATGAATATATTGTTGATAGGAGACCAAAAGCTTTTACAAAAGAAATAATTGAAGATTTTGCTACTGATGAAGATTCAATAGCAAAATATAAAACAGTCGTTACATTTGATACTGAATTAGTTCCAATTGATGTATTTAAACAAGTACCAGTTGATTATGTTGGTAAGGTTGTTGAAATTTTAGATTTCGATAGAATACGAGTTGATACATCTTACGAAGAGGGAGCAAATAAATCAGACCATAGTGGACCAGATAGATTCAATGATATCTTTACAGATTCATTTGTAACATATAGAAAAAACAAGATAACAAGATTAAATACTTATATGGTTACTAAAGAGGGATATCATTTATGTATTAATATGTTAGATGCCCCAACACAAACTTTACCTGATAGTGATAAAAAATTACCAATAAGAGATGTAGCAGATAGAACTGCTCGTTATGTTAAAACTTATAAACCATTACCAGATACAATTGAACAAAATGATTTAGTTTATTTCGTAGAAGAAAAAATGGAGCCATACGAAGATATGGTTAAGATAACTAAATTTGTAGAAGAGGACCCCGTAGCATTATTTTTAAGAGTTCCAAATTTAAATTCAACAACCAATCCAATTAATTTTAGAAGTACTAATTTTAAAAAGTATGATGATTTAATTGGAACTGATACTTCAGTTCAAGATGATATAACGAATCACATACACTCAAGTAGTTTATTAGATGTACAATTGGGTATTGATTATTCCATACGAACTGATGCACTTGGTAGTGATAGAACTGATTATGGATTTGGAAACTTTGTTAATTTTGGTGGAGCGGAAAATAGAATAAGAAACTTTAAAAAGAAGATAAAATTAATTGAGGGTTATAAAACTGATTCACATGCATTGATAAATATTACATCATCTGCAGATACTCGTGCAAATATTAATATGAGAAAACGAGAAGTTATAAATAGTTTTGACCCATATGAAAATTATCTATATACAGTCTCATCAAGTTATGCAACAAGTTCTCTTGGTGAGTTCTATGATGCATCTTGGCCTAAGACAAGTGGTTCAAGAGAAGATGGCACAAACTTTATATTAGAACATACAAGTGGTTCAACATTTACTACTTGGTTTGATACTTGGACTGGATACGCAAAAGATTTCGATACATACAATCAGAATAGATTGGTAAATAATTTACCACTGCATGTAGCAAGTGATACTGAGAATAAAGTATTCTTAGATTTTATGGATATGACAGGACAACAATTTGATGAGATATGGGGATACATAAGACACTTTACAGATATCAATGAACGAAGTAATAAATTATCAGAGGGTATCTCTAAAGATATAGTTCGTGAAGTTGCAAAGAGTATGGGTTTTGAAGTTGATAGTGGAAATGATTTAGTTATTTTACCAGAATACTTATTAGGTAAAACAGCAGATGGTCAAGATAAATACGAATCACCACAAGAAGCCGTAACCGAAGAAATATGGAAAAGAATTTTAGCTAATATGCCATTCTTTATGAAGAACAAAGGTAACCAACGAGCAATGAAAGGTTTGATAAATTGTTATGGTATTCCAAGTTCTATTTTAAGAATTAGAGAATATGGTGGACCAGATTTAAATGATAGAGTTAGTCACGAAATAAAAAGAAAGTTTAGTTACGCTGCTGATTTTAAATCAAGTGAGTATTTACAATTTCCTTGGCAAGATGATAGTACAAGTGGAATCAAACCAGAAACTTTAGAATTTAGATTTAGAGCACCAACATCAAAGGATATGACATTAGTTCAAAAGGGTGTTGGTAATCATAGTTTTGCAATTCAAATACAAGATAATGGATTAACTGATGCTTATGGTAAATTAAAATTTAGTGTATCTGCATCAACAGGTATTCAATTTATGACATCATCACTACAACCATTTTATAATAATGATATGTGGAGTGTGATGTTAACACGAGTATCACAAAGTGGGTTAGATTTAACTGCAGATGGAAATGCACAAGATATAACATATCAGTTAACATCAAAACAATATGATGCTACAAGACAAGTTATTTTATATCAAACAAGTGAAAGTGTAAATATAGATGGAAATGCTTCAGCAGGAGCAGCGTTTAATAAATCAGT